GTTACCAACGGCAACGCGGCCCACGACGTAGGCTCGCCCATCATTGCCCCCCGAGTAGTGACGACCGTCCCAGCCCCCTCTAGCCTATCTGTACAGACTAGGAGGTTCCAGGCAAGGTAGTCCTTCGCGAAGGACAAGAGGGTATCCGAAGTAATCGGCTTAGACTTATCGGTGGAATACTTCCCTGGGTTCTGTTGAACTTGGGGAGGTTTAGGCCCAGCAATAAAGTCCTCGAGCGAGGCAGGCAATCTAGCGAGCTTCACTCCATTTGAGCTGATTTGCGTCATTTCCAAGTACGGCACTACGTAAGGAGCAGCATCTTCGCTGCCCCATTCGTCGAACCATAAATCGAAGACAATAACTTCATCTTGGGAGATATCCTCATCTACTAACTCGTAGAGAGGCACCCCCGGGAGAGCATTATTGTACATCGTGAGATGTGTACCTCGCCTGATGATAACACCAGGTTTCGGTACTATCACTCGACTCGCAAGTTTAGGCGGTTTAGGTAACTGAGCCACCGAAAACTTTTCCAGCGATGCACCCCCGCACGCAAGAGGCAGCAGGAGTCGACGAGGGCCGAACAAGAGGGGAATAAACCTCTCCCATCGGCGCAACTCGGGGACATAATCCAGCACTTCTTCGTACAGGACTCGTTGAGCCCAAAACCCGTGAAGGTCCGTGGCAAACGTAAGATCTTGCGAATACCACGGCCCGTCACTGGTGGACAAGTCCACAGCCTTGGATCCTCCAAGGCTCTGGCTCGACCGGGGATCATTCTTCAGGAAATGATCCGCTGCCTTACGGAAGGCCTGCTGCACTAAATTTGCTGCAGTTAACCCTTTCGTAGGGATGCGGTTCTTCAATCCCTTCTCCGGCGCAACCAAAGGCTGCGCCGGGAGGGGATTCCCAGAACGAAGGATCTCATCGAGAATAGTCTCACAACCATCCAAGAGGAAGGTGTTGAGAACTTTAGATTTCCTAATGTCGCCCAAAAACATCACGTCCATCATATGACTAGACTTGATGCTACGGTCGACTTCGGAGATCGTCTCGAGCAAATATTCACGGAGGCGGCCGCGACTATGCATGTGTCCCAATTGGAACACCCAAATGTCACGGTAAGCGGCACTATGCCCCCAGCGTTCTCCTTCATAACCGATAGCCGAAGAAACACTCGGTTCACAGGTTAACGAAGGGATACCTGAGGAGTTGCGTTTTAGCCACATCTTCACGAAAGGCCTCCAATCAGGAGGTTCTTCGGGAGGAGGGCCACACAACCTAGCTGCCAGGTCAGTTATGAGTCTGACTTTTTCCGCCTTCGAGGTCAGCGGAGCAGGTAAGGAGCGAGCAAG